TGGTTGCTGGCGAACAACCCGTTGAACTCGAAGGCGGCGAATGGATAATTCCCAAAGAAGCCGTTCCTGACTATTTACCCGTTTTAAAACAAATTACCAATGAAGGCCGCGCCATGCAGCAGATGGACAATGGCAATACGGCTATGGATGCTTTAATTGCCTCCGCTTCTATGGAAAACGGTATTACCCAACCTAAATCTCCTGTATATCAAGAAGGTGGCGAAGTTGCTCCAACATGGGGTGAAAGATTTATAAGTAGGTTTCCATCTCAACATCAAGACCCAGAAAGAGCGGCGGGACAACAAAGAGCGCTTGCTGGTCTAATAGATTTCTTCGCTCCTCAAAGTGCGGCAGAAGCTGGATTAATGTTAGCCGCTGGCCCAATTATTGGAAAAGCGGGTAGAGTTTTAAAAGGGGCTAAGGGGTTACCTAAATTAAGTAAGAAAGCAAAAGATTTTATCACAAGAAGCAAAGAAGGTGAGCATCTTGAAGAATTTGCTAGGACAGAGCCCGGTATGGCTGGCCCTATAGAGTGGTCTAGAACTAGCCCAAAAACAATTGAGGGGCGGCGAAGATTAGAAGAGGCTAAGCAAGAATACGGAAGACGAAAAAGGCTTTCAGCGGAAGCAGAGAGGTATGAAGCAAAATATGCAGATGATATAGCTCAATCTTTAAATCCTTATGACAATCCACAGGTTGACGTATTTATGGATGATGCTATTTACAATAGTGGTATGGATATTGTAGAGGCACTTGCTGCAAGAAAAGCAAAATTTGGATACGAACAAGGTGGTATGGTTAATCAATACGGACACGGTGGACAAACCTCTCTTAATGGCATAACAGATTTATTGTCAGAGGTAGGTTCAAGGGGTGTACTTGGACAGATGAAGCCTCGCAGACAACAAGAGATGCGTAATCCTGAAGTATATGGCCCGCCAGTCCCTGCAAATTTAGATAGCGTACTTAAACAAATAATGATGAGGGATGTTAATCAAAGCATTAATCCTTTCACTGGTAAGAGTCTTGACTTTGAGGGAGATTCTTTACGTCTATTGCAAAGAATGAACGAATCTAGAGGCGATACTACTAGAACAGGAATGCCCCTTAGTCCTTATGGGCAAAATCTGCAACGGGGTGGACTTGTAATGTATGCCAATGGTGGTCAGATTGGCGAGGGGCAGCCACTTGAAAGAAGGTATGGTGAAGCAGCTGGTGGCGAGTCACCCGGGGGTTATTTCCCATTAGCAAGCCAAGCAGAGCCGGGTGCTCTTATGGGTTCAATTCGTTCAGATAGGAGAATAAAACCATTACAGCCTGATACTTATCTTCAAAAGATACCCTTAGCTAAACCTTTTTATAAATCAAATTTAGCTCACCCGCTTCATCAAGAAGAAGTAGAAGAGGTTCCAAAGCTTTCTACTGCTTATTTAGCATCCTTCGGAATGGAGACGCCTTTGTCTCGTAGGCAGGGTGCCTTATTGTATAGAAAAGGGATAGCGCCTCAAACTTTAAATCCACAGGTTAAGGGTTTAATTAACAGAGCTTTAGTGCAACGACTAACCAATGAAGACGATTAGTGGTATTAGATAAAGACAAAAGAGCCGAAAACAACCAAGATTTATACCGTCGCTGGCGTAATGCCCGTTCCGATTGGGATACGGAAGCCAGATATGACATTGACTTTTATCATGGCAATCATTTTACCAGTGAAGAGGTAGATGAGCTACAATCCCGCAATCAAGCTGACGTTCCTATGGATAGGATTGGCCCAGCTATTGAAAAATTTAAAGCAGTATTAACTTCCAGAGCACCTGCGTTTACTATGACGCCCAGAGAAGACTCCGATGTAAAGGTGGCCTCTGTATGGAGAACCATTATGGGGTATATTTGGAGTAACTCCAATGGAGACTGGCAGTTAAAACAGGCAATTCACGATTATGCTACTACCGGTATGGGTTATTTGTATACCTATATAGACCCGGAATCAGACTTCGGTAGGGGCGATGTCAAGTTCACTTATGTCAACCCATTCAGGGTATATGTCTCTCCGAATACTCGAAACAGGTGGTTTGATGATGCTGAAGGTGTTATCCTCTCTACAATCCTCACCGGTGAACAGGTCGTCAGCCTCTACCCAGAATTAGGCGAACAGGAGAATCCAGAAACGGGCGAAAAAGAAACTGGTATCATACAAGACCTTGAGACTTATATGGAAGAAGATTATCCCGGTGCAATGAATAACAATAGTAAGAAGGTCTTCACCCCAGCAGAAGCTCAGGATTTAGATTATTTTGAAAGACAGAAATATCAAATCTTAGAGAGGTTCTATAAAATTAAGGTTGATTTTTACCGTGTTATTGATATGCAGACTGGCGAAGAAGTTATATTTATAGACGAGGAGTATCAAGAATTTATAGAGAATAACAGGGAGCAGGTAGAGGCAAGTCAGTATGAGGTTATACCGGTTAAACAAACACGGGTTAAAGTGTGTGCTTCTATTGGTCAAATTGTTTTATATGAATCAGTATTAAATACCGACCACTATCCAGTTGTTCCGCTTCCAAATATTTTTACAGAGACCCCCTATCCAAAATCAGATGTGTCTCGCGCCAGACCAATGCAGCGCTTACTTAATAAGCTTTGGTCATTGGCTCTTTCCCACGCTCAAGCCTCGGGTGGATTAAAACTATTGGTGCCTTTAGGCAGTGTGGAAGATTTAGGACAGTTAGAAAGAGACTGGGCTAACCCCAATGCGGTTATAGAAGTAGATTCTACACAGGGAGAGCCACATTTTCCAGCCCCGCAGCCATTAGCTGGAGAGTTCTATAAGCTAATTCAGCAGTGTGAGTTTTATATTGACTTTACTTTTGGCTTACCGGAGATGATGCACGGCTTTGCAGAGAAGGCGCCAGAGACAGTAAAGGGTACAGAGAGAATGATTGCCCTTGGAACTGAAAGACCAAAGTCTAAACTAAGAGACATTGAATTTAGTATCAATAGACTGGGACAGGTGTTATATAATTTAGCTAAAGGTCATTATACTTATAAAAAGATGTTCCGTTTAAATAATGCCAACAATGACATGACCGAAGCTATGGTTAATTATTATGATGATAAAACTGGCGCTATATTAGATATTAAAAAAGAACGACACAATTTAGGACAACATGATTTAAGAATTGAACCGGGTTCTACATTGCCAACTAATAAGTGGGCAGAGCTTGGTGTTTACATGGAGGCATACCAAATGGGTATCGTTGATAAGGTAGAAGTCTTAAAGAAGAATCCAGAAATATTTGATAAAGAAGCTATCCTACGCCGAACCGATGAGAAGAATCAGCTCATGCAGCAGGTTCAGGCTATGGGTGAGCAAATAAAGAATTTGGAGGGAGACCTCCAGACTGCCCAAAGGGAGTCTGTGCACGATAGAAAACGGGTTGAGGTTGAGAAATTTAAATCTCGACTCGCAGATGTTGCATCAGACGCCAAAGCTGACAGAAGAGTTCAGTTAAATAATCTACAAACAAAGGTGAAGCTCGAAGCGGAGAAATTAGCAAATGTACGAGCAGATGCTAGTTCAGCTCCAGAAGCTTAGAGACATCTAAAGGAGACAAAATGGACAATACACAGACAGAGGCCGTACCCCAAGCTGATGGTTTGGTTGATGGTGGCCCAGATATCGTTGAAGAAGTAAGAGCAGAAGCGGACGGACAGTATGTAGAATCTCCCGAATCGCAAGAACCGGTTGATTTTTCAGCGCCAGAAGTAGAGGTGCAACAGGAAATTATTCCAGAGAATGAGTGGGAAGTTGAAGCCCGCAAATTCCAGTCATTGTATGACAGAACCCAAGCGGAGAATGAAAAGCTTAGAAGGCTTGAACCTCTGGGGGATTTGTTAGAATCAAGACCTGACCTCGTTGACGTTTTACAGAAAAACATAAATGGACAGCCACAGCAACAGCCGCAGCAAGAAGCTCAGCAAGGTTTACCTGCTGAGGATTTTAACCCTTGGGATGCTTACTATAATGCAGAATCGCCATCATTTAAATTCAGAATGAACCAAGATGTTCAGCTGATGAATAATGTGGTGAGCAATGCGTTGGGTGAGCAGAAACGACAAATGACAGAGGAGATAACATACAACAATACTGTGAATGAGTTGCGTAACACATATAAGTTTTCGGACAATGATGTTCAAGAGTTTATGGGCTTTGTTACCCAACCCAAAGAGCGGGTTGGCTTATCGAATCTGGTAAAGCTATATAGGGACGTTAATAAAAAAGGTAACGCCCCTGAAACGGCACAAGCGGTGAGAGCCGCTCAAAACCAGCCACGTACAGCTGGAGTCCTCCAAGGAGGTTCTCCAAGTTCTCCCAAAACTGAAGAAAATAAGGTATGGGATAACATTGTAAACGCTGGTAGTCGTAATAGCGTACTTTAAACAATAAACTGAGGAAGGATATATAATATGGCAACATATAATAATCCCGGCCCGTTGAAGTTTGGTGACCCCGGTGCGGTAATTGATAGTGTGATACCATCAAGGCGGCTATATAATTTCAGTGATAGAATCGCTGATTTAGCTCCTGATGAATCTCCATTTTTCGTTTACCTATCTAAGGTTGCTAAAGTTCCAACGGACGACCCGCAGTTCCGATGGTTAAAAGACCGTAATAAAATCCAAATGGCGGACAGAACTTTTGCACTTGATGCATCTCATACTGTTCCAGCCGCAGGTAGCACGCTAACCTATACCGTTGATGACGGTGCAGGCGCAGCTCCTGATTGGATTATTAAAGGCATGGTATTTGCAGTTGGCGAAAAAAATGCGAGCACGAATGAACCCGAGACAGCTATTGTTCGGGTTGAGTCTGCTCCAGTCGCTGGAAGCACAGAAACCACCTTTACTGGTCGTACAATTTCCGCAGCAACTGGCAGTACTACTGCTGTTGTTGATGGTGAAAAGTGTACAGTCATTGGAAGTGCATTTGAAGAAGGTTCAGGTTCCCCAGATTCTTGGTCTCGTGAATTAGATAATGGTAATGGGTATTGTCAGATTTTTAAGACAGCCTGTGAACTTACTAATACTGCAAGGGCTACGGTTTACCGCGGCTATTCCAGTGAGTGGGACAGAATTTGGAATCTGAAACTTCGCGAACATAAAGTGGACATCGAAAGAGCAATGCTTTTTGGAAACTCCGCAAGTCAAAGTGGAATCAACTATACCGATGGTATTGTTGGTCACATTATCAAAAACTCACAGTCTCAGATTACCGGAGCATCAGCTCAGGTATCATATACTGAGGATAAAGGTTATTTTACAACTCGTACAGATGCTGAAACAACTTACGATGTTATCTTAAAAGACCTTGAAGTGATTTTTGACCCGGCTCGTGGTGGTAGTTCATCAAAGCTTGCGCTTTGTTCACTCCCTGTTATTTCATTCTTTAACAAGATGGCAAGCTCATCTACTTTCCTATCAAGTGCTTACTCTGCTGCAAATCCGATGATGTCGCAAGCGAGTGGTTCTTATGGGCATAAAGTAATGAAGGTTGAAACTATCCATGGTGATTTGACGTTAGTAAAAGAACCTCTATTTAGAGGCCATGCAGCGCCATATATGTGTTTAGTTGACCTTGATAACGTAGCTTATCGTCCATTAGTCGGCAATGGGGTAAATAGAGATACACACATTCAAACGAATGTACAGTCAGCTGATGAAGATTTACGTAAAGACATGGTTCTTACCGAAGCAGGTCTTGAAGTTTCTCTTCCTGAAGCTCATGCTCTATTTAACTTTGAGTCGAATTAATAGGAGGTATGAATAATGAGAAGTGCTTTTTTAGAACAAAATAGTGGTGTAAGTGATAGCCTTAAGAAGTTTGAAGTTATTACTGTGGCTCGCACATTGACTGCTGCTGATTCAGGAAAAGTATTTGGTATTGACCAAGATAGTGGTGCATACGAAATTACTCTACCTTTAGCAGCTACAGCAGGTGCAGGCTGGAATGTGACATTCATCAATGTAGATATTGGCAGTAACGCAGTTACAATAGCTAATAATACAGATGAAGATACTATAGTTGGATATACTTCTGGTGGAGATGGTGGGGCAGGTTCTTCCACAGATTCAACAGCAGTTGACGAAATAGTATTCATTAGTGGTTCACAACTTGGCGATAAATGTGAGTTGTTCTGCGATGGCGTATATTTCTACGCTAATGCAGTAGCACATGATGTTGCACACATTACTATAAGCTAACCTGAATAAATAAAGGTAAACAGATTTGGATTCTGTGGGGGCTTTCAATAAAAGTTAGCCCCCGAATATCCTAAGAATTTAAAAAATTGGAGACAACATGGCTGTATATAGTAATGTAAAAGTACAAGTATTCATTCACCCCGGTAACCCCGGTATTGAGACTGGAGATGCAGGAACAATGGCAAGGGATATAAAAGATTACGTTGACACTTTAGATTCAACTAATAATAAAGTTCTATCTATTACGCATACCCAGTTAAATGGTGACAGAATACTAACTATGGTGGTTGGTGGGGCTTAATGTCCTGTCAGCATTGTAGTAAAGACAACTCAGAGGGCTGGTTCTATTGCCGTGTTTGCGGTAAGAGGGCCAATAAACCTTTGTTTAGCCCTGCTATCATAATAAGAGAAGCGGGGTTTGCTACAGCTATTAGGAAAGACCAGATTGATTTTCAGGTAACGACTATGGGAGAAGACATAGAA